CAAACAGCAAAATATACAAAAAATCAGCCGTTTCCTGAGATGATCAACTTCAGGGAACGGCTTTTTTCCACAATTAGTAGGTTGGGAAAAATAAAAAAATTTTCATCCGGTACATCCGGATTGAATGAATTTATTATATCATGTTTTTTCACAGCTTGTCAATAAAATTGCTTGTCGAATTTTGTCGATGAAAATTATAGCTTTTCATCCAACGAAGCCACGTGTTTCAAAATCTGCTGCAACGTAGATTCTTCGGTGTCTGGTTCAGGTGTTGGCTCTGGTTCTGGTTCATTCGGTTGCGTTGTTTTCGTGAAGCCATTCAATCCAGCCTTCTGTATCATAGTCGGGTAATCCTTGTATGCATAATCTAAATCGACATCGCCGGAAATTCCTGGAATGCATCCCGTCCAACTGTACTGCCATAGTCCATAATCCCCAGCATAATCTGTTTGCTGTACGCCAATATGGGACAGAAAAATATCATAGCGATTTTTGACCGCTGCACTGAAATTACTTTCCAAGGCAGATTTGAACGTATAAATTGCTGTATAATAGCCGACATTTTCCAACGCACTACAAAAGGCAGTGCACAACGCATCTGCTTGTGGAAGGCAGCGAGTCTCTTCGATGTCGAATGCAACTGGATATTCAAACTGTTTTCCTCGAATTGTTTGCAGGCAAACCTTTGCTTCCTGTTCTGCTTCGGCAGCAGTGGTAGCATAACTATACCAGTAAACACCGACCGGAATACCCAACCGCTTGCAAGCAGCATAGTTTCGTTCAAACTGTGTGTCTACCTGAGAGGTTTCTCTTCCGTAGCCTGCCCGAAGAATCGCAAAATCCACCAATCCGGATGCTTTTACTTTTTCCCAGTCAATCACGCCCTGTGCATAGGATACGTCAATCCCTTTTAAGAGATTTTTTGTTTCAGGCTCTGACTTTTCCATACCAAAGTACTTATAAAAATCATCTGTAATCGTGCCATTGCCCTTTGTTTCATCGCCATACCATCTGCCGGATGTTCGCACATCCAAATGTGTATACTGATAGCTGCTTGTGATGTTAGCGATACCTCCAAACCCCAAATCCTGAGCCTTGCAGCACACCGTTTTGCTGCTGATTGGCTGCCCATCCTGCCCGTAACAGCAGACATCTGCAGCAGTGCCTTTGGTATGCTGACCGCTGCTCGTACCGCCAACAGCCTTATCGTGTTCTGGGCAACGGTAACCGCTTGTTACAATGATTTTACTGCAATTCAGGGCAGTATAGAGGGCTTCCAGCTTGTCGATCAATTCGGATGCAATCAGAGTTTCATGAGATTTTCCGCAGCTGCACCGAAATTCTCGTGCATTGAAATGCGGGGAAAGCTGGGTACTATCATTATAATCATAATGATTGATTGACATAATATCATCCTTTCGCAAAAAATATTTTTAGAAAAATTTGAAAAAGCACTTGACAACCACCTTTTAATGTGGTATAATAATATACAGAAAGGGGGTTAGAAAGCATTGGCAAAACAAAAAAAGAAGCCTACCAAACGGCATAAATCAAAAACTAAGATTGATGTCAGCAATCTTTTGATTAGTGCGTTGGTAGACTTCACAGTCGGATTTCTGTTAATACTGATTGATAAAATCATAGGATAACAGAAAGGGTAGCATAGAGCGGAAAATTTCCGCTCTCCCTGCTACTCACCATTGTATCATAAAAGAAAGCCAATGTCAACACAATGGGAACGCTTACAAAATTCGGTTGCTTACTCATTTTATTTGGAATTGTAAAGTTGACGCTTTACTTTTACCAGAAAGGAAAGAAATGAACCTGAAACAAATTCGAGCACAAAAAGGGTTAACGGTTCAGCAGTTGGCAGATTTGGCGGAATTGCCAAAACGAACAGTTGAAAACATCCTCAGAAATGGGGATTGCCTCGTGTCTAATGCTATTAAGCTTGCCGATGCCCTGGGTGTCACGCTGGATGAACTTTGCAGAGATAACCCAGAACAGACCGAAACCGAATAACCCGATGCCGTCCGGCAGCTTTTACGCTGCTGGGCGGTTTTCTTTATTCTGCTTCTGGCAGCCCTGCCACGGATGTCAAAACAGACAACACGCCAGCCAGCAGAGCCGCACTGCCTACAGCAATCCAATTGACATCTTGCATCACAGCAGCTACGCCAATCGTTGCTACGGCGGTCTGTGCCATGGTTTTCACAGCTCTGACTGCTGCAGCCTTTGCCCAAAGTTTCCAGTTTCTCATGTTATGCTCCTTTCTCGGTCGGCAGTGCCATAAATTCTTCGTGCAAATGTGTCATCACACCATTGCCGCCCAGTTCATGATACTGCTGATACATGTTTTCATAGTTTTCTTTTGCGTAAATCGGTGCAAACCCTGCATCAATGTACTTGTTATAGCAGTGCAACATCCGGTCACGGAGCAAGGCTTGTACGCCAAATTCCAGTGCCTTTTGTCGCATTTCCTGTTCTTTCATTCGTGCTAAAATCGCTCTTGTCCCAATTCCAAGAATCCCAGATGCACTGATCACAGATAAAAGGATTGTAATAATACTGCTCAAAAAATCCACTCCTTATGAAATTTTAATAGTCTGAATTGTGATTTTGTCACCTGCCGTTGCTGGATTTGTAAGCACGAAATAACTATATTCAGTAGCGTGATATTCATATCTATAGTCTAAACCAGACATTAAATGTAACCCGTTTTTGTACACATTTACAACCATATTAGCACCAGTATATCTATTCGTTTCAATCGGAAATTGCGTTTGACCTTCTTCTGCTGTGCTTTGCAAAACATATTCTTCTAATGTTGGTGGATTCTTCTTTTGTTCTTCCCACCATTCATTAAAACTGTCTTTTAAGTTTTGCAACTGTGTTCCTGAGTTAATCAGAAAAAGGTTAAAACGAGCTTGTTCGCTTTTTAAAGCTGTTTCAATTTTTGATTGTGCATCCGTTACAAAGCCGGAAATTTGTGCCTGTGCGTTTGTCACCGCTTCCTGAATGACATTCACAATATTTTCTGTTCCGGTGATTCCGACTACATATGGACAATTCGCAGCACCACGATTATCGTTCACGTTTTCGGCGGTGATAGCAGCAGCCTGTGCAGGTACATACACATAAGCAAGCACAAACAACTTTGCTGCATTGGTGTCCGGAACATCCGGCTTTTGCGGATCAGCTGCCGGTGTCCCTTTATGTACATCAATATAGCCGTTTCTGTATGCTTCATCCAGATTGACCGATACACAAACTGCATCCCATCGAGGGTTCTCGCTGTCTGCCGCATCAATCTCGACTTCCAGAATATCCGTATTTCTCACATACTTATTTAAGATTTTTGCTCTGCCTGTGTCAACCTGAACGCCCATCGTAGATCCATCGGCAAAAACTCTAAATTCTTTTCCAATGCCTGCATAAATCCCGTCAGAAATCAATCCTTCGAAATAATCTGAAAAATCATCTGCCCCATACAGGCGGTCATGATTGATACTGTCATAAAATCCACTTTTTATCATGATTTCATCTCCCAGTCTGAAAATGTTGGCGTTACTCTGTAACCGTTTTCGTCATCCGCTTCAATTACTTCCAAAACTCGTGTATTTGCTTTCATGCCGTATTCATTTTCAATGCTTACAAGGTCGCCTAAATCCCAATCCCGGCGGTATATAAATTGCAGTGTTGTGTCCACTTCTCCGGACAGTCCCTCAATGATGCCAGTTTCAAACAGCTTTTCTTTTCCACGCTGTCTTAAAAGTATCCCATATTCAGCAGCAGTGTAATATGTACCATCGTCTTTTTTCATTCTTAGGTCACGAGCATCCACAAAAATTTCCCGGCGGTCTAATTGCTTCGGAACATTGTGTTCATCGGCAGAGTTCCACGTCTTGTGCGTCCAAATAACTGATCGGTCAGCACCTTCCCCTTCTCCGGCAATAAAAGCCATCGTTTTATTATTCTCATCGTCCAAAACATATTGGCTATTGATTAAGTTGTAGTATTTCGGTGAAAAAATAACAGGGGTATTTTCTTTTTGGTCGAATGTCCGATCAACGCCTTTGTAACACGTAAAATTGAATCCATCCTTTTTATCTGTAAAAACAAATCTAAAACTAAATCCATACTGCTTGCAGATGCTGAAAATAGCATCAAGAAGATTCTGATATTGATATACATTCCAATAAAGATATCCTTCTTCTTGGTCGAGTGTCACACCATACAAATCTTTTATAATGTCAATTTCACGGTCAGCATATTTTGCAGCCATGCCTTTTGCTTCCAAATTAATCAGATTGCAGCACAATGCTGATGGAGAACTTGCAGCGAAAGAGCCTGCATTTGCAACGACCCTGTAAGATAAGATGTTTTCAACGCCACGTCCGGAAATAATAAAATAGTTCCCGTTTTCTGCATCTGTCTTGATTTCGATGTGTTCAATCATCATCGTGTTTTCGCAGCCTTCCCGGAAAACATAAAATCCAATCTGCAAGTACTGTAGTAAATCTGGATCAGCCGGAATGTATAGTTCAAAATCCCCAACATCCCAGTAACGCCGTGTCCAGATCAGGGAACGATACTGATCAATTACAGCAACCCTTTTAAAAGTTTGATTCAATATGTACAATTCCAAGTCATCATACCCCCAGTAATAACTTGTCAACTGTGATAGTAACAAGCAGATTTTCCGGTTTTTCGTCTGCTCCATAGGTTAGACGATTTTTCCCGGGCAGCAGCTGCACCCACTCAAAACTTTCGTCCATCGTGTTCAGAATATTTTTGGTTGTTCCATCCGCAAATGTCTTTACAATAGACAAATGATGTTTATTGGTGTTTACTGTGATTTTTTCGCCTTGATTCAGCGTTGTTTCTGTGCCTGTCAGCTTCATGGTTTGATTGGATGTCAAATTAGTTAGCCATGGTCTGGATGTGATTTTTCCAATTGCCTTAAATTCGACCACCATTCCCGTTGACACCAGTCCGGCATTGATAATACCAAATGTGCTGTAATTTCGTTCAGAAACGGGAATTGGTTCACCAATATTGATGGAAAATGGAAATTCAAAACGGGATTCTGATACTGACAAAACCAACGTTTCTTTCTTTGCACTTCTAAAATATGGGTCATTGCAAATAATGGATACTTGTGCAGCTTCATTGTTGCTGAACAGGTCGCATTCAAATGTTTCCACATATCCATCAATGTAGACATCATGCAGCCCATTCCGGAAATAGATCCGGACGACTTTTCCAAGCGGAAAATGTTCGTATAAAGCATTCCGGTTTTGCTCCACGTCTGGAAACATCTTGATATATAGCACAATATTTCGCTTGTTGATTCTGCCAGAGTTATAAACCTCTCCGTCTACGTTAGCAATTGTGCTAAAATTCAGCGTTGCTCCGGGTGGGGCTAATCCATCTATTTTATAAATGCAAAAATTAGCGTTATTTGTAAAATCAATCGTTTTTGTTTTGACGAAATACAAAAAAATCACCCCTTTGCATGCAGCAGATTTTTGGACTGCCTGTAAATATCATACCGAGATAGTGCCTTTGGGCTGTTGTTTGTCTGATTAAAGTTGTAATTGTTGACAACTTGCGTTGTTCCAGTCGCTTTGGATGTGCCTGCTCCAATATTCAAATCACTGGAAACATTTGCAATCGCAGATTTCGCAGCTTGTAGCGTTTTCTGTGCGGATTTCTGCATTGCATTGACAGCAGTTTTTGTTTCGTCTTCAATGCCCTCTGCCATGCCCATCGGCAGGAACTTGCCGATCTGATCCGCCATGACTTTAGACGGGGAATTGATGTCAAAGAAATTTCTCAGCCCATCTAAAACGCCCTGACCAAATCCCTGAATTTTATCCCAAATCCAGCCTGCCATGTCATTGATCCCATTCCATAAGCCTTCCACAATATCAGAACCAATGCTATAGATTTTATCTGGCAAGCCGCTAATGCCATCTACAATGTTATCCCATAAATTCTGTGCGGCTTCGCTCGCCTTACTACCAAGATCACTTGCAAATGTTGTGACTTTTCCAATGATGTCCGTCAGCCAGTTCCAAAATTCGCCCGGAAGTTCCTGTATTTTCGTGGCAATGTTCTCAAAAAAGTTGCTTGCTGCTTCGCTGGATTTCACCTGCATTTCAGCTGCCCATGTTATAACATTGCTGATTACATTTGTCAGCCATTCCCAGATTCTTCCCGGCAGTTCTGAGAAAAACTGCACAATAGAATCAATGATTTCCGGAATTTTTTCTGTTACAAAGGTTTTGATATTCTCTGCCCATGTCAAAATTGTTCCGATTGTTGCACCGATTGCATAACCAATCTTATATGGCAAATCGCTGAAAAATTGTACAATCCCGTCAATGATTTCTTGTACCTTCTGGTCAAAGGTCAATTTCATTTCAGCTGCCCATTCAATGATTTTCCCCGGCAGCTGTTTCAGAGAATCAACAATAGCTTGTATAAATTCTTGCATGGACGTTTTCGCATTCGTCCCTAAATCAGAAAACCATTGCTTGATACTTGTCCAGACCTCTGATAATTTCTCGCCGATTTTCTCTGCAAGCGGTGTCAATCCTTCTACAATTGCATCTAAAATTTTCGGAATTGCAGCAACCAGAGCTGCCAGAACTTTTGGAATTGCCTTTACAATCGCCATAAAAAGATTCACACCGGCAGAAAGAATCTTTGGGGTTGCATTGGTAAGAAATTCTGTAATTGCAACAATCATATCCGGTAATGCATCAACAAGGCTTTGAATGATGTCCGGCAGAGCATCTACCAACGCATTCAAAAGTTCAGTTGCAGCACTTAAAAGCTGCGGATAGCATTGTGCAACAAAATCCACAATTGAGCGAATAACATCTGGCAATGCAGCAGTCAGCCCTTGAACAATTTCTGGCAATGCATCAATCAAACCGTTCAGCATGGTTTTAGCTGCTTCTAAAATTTGTGGTGTTGCTGCGGTCAGCCCATCCACCAAAAGAGGAATCAAAGATAGCAACTGATCCAGTAAACCCGGCAACGCTTGCACGATTGCATCAAAAAGCGTGGTAATTCCGCTTAAAATCTGTGGTGTTGCATTTACCAGCATTTCAATAAGAGCCGATATGAGTTCGGTCACGGTTATTCCAAGGTCTAATTCTTTGAGTGCAGTAACAAGCCCCTGAAACAACTGCATTGCAGCACTTAAAAGCTGCGGTGCAAGTGCAATGATTTCCTGTGCAAGCTGTGTAATAATGGTTGTAAGGCTTGTCAGCAATTGCGGTGCAACGGTTACAATTCCATCTGCAAGCGTCATGACAATTTCTCCGGCAGCAGCTAAGAGTTCCCCAGAATGCTCTGTGATACCGTTAAGAATGCTCTGAATAATCTCCACGCCGATATTTGCAACGGTCGGTAAAACGCTGGTAATGGTTGTTGTTAAAGTTGTCAGGATATTTCCGACAGATGATCCAATCTTTTCGCCTGCTCCGTCTACACCATTGGTCAAATCCATAAATGCACTGGCAAGATTTTCAACATCCGGAACAATTTTTGCAAGCACCCCAGATGCAAATGTGGTGAACATAGCAAGAACCGGTGTGAATGCTGTGCCAATTTGGGCGATAGAGTTCTTCATTTCGAGTTGTGCAGCGTTCAAGTCCATAACAGCCTTGTTATTTTTCTTGTACTGCTCCCCAAGGTCGCCATATAACCCATCCAGAGTATCAACAATTAGCTGCTGCCGCTGCTGTTCATCACCACAGGCTGCCAATTTGGCATTAAAATCATCTTCGTTTTCGCCTGCCCAGTTCAGAGCATCCGCCAAATTACCTGTAACCTGTCCAACCTTTGCGGTTTCGTTGACAGATTCTGCTAAGCCATCAAGCGGAATTGAATCGCCATATTTTGCCCAGATACCAGCCGAACTATTGAGCAGGCTATTCAGATTCTCTGTGCTTGTCCCCATCGCCATGAAGTTTGATACAGTGGTATTTGCAGCGGTTTCATCGCCCAAAACACCATACATGTCCTCAAACATTTTTCCGGCTTTTTCGCTGCTGATTCCGGCAGATTCCGCAGCAGAATTTAACTTTGCCATGTTATCATTAAATTCCTTGCTGCCCTCTGTTGCTGCAACTAAGCCTGCTCCCAGCCCTGTCAGAGCCGTTCCCAGTCCAGTCAGAGCCGCTTTTCCAAGAGATCCAAGAAATTCTTTTAACTTGCCACCGGATTTTTCTGCTTCATCGCCGGTATCTTTGATTTCTTTGTTCGCATCGTCCAAAGATTTTTCGGCTTTTTTAGCAGAATCCCCCGTTTCATCCAGCGTGTTGTCAAAGGCATCTGCTGCACTTTCAGACGATTTCAGATAATCCTTATTTTTCTTTAGGTCATCTGACAAATTGGAGATTTCCGCACCAAGACGTTTTGCTTCGTCTGATTCTTCCCCGTACTTTATGACAGCATTTGCGTGTTCCTGTCGCAGGGACTTTAGATCCGATTCCTGCTGTTTGATTTCATTTGATAACTTGTCAAACGCACTTACAGTTTGTGTTTCTGTTTCTTCAGCCTTTGCAAGGGTATTATCAAAATCATTTGCTGCTGTTTCAGCTTCTTTCAGTTTCTTACGATTTTCATCTAATTCGCTTGATAAATCAGAAACTTTTTCCGCTGCTGCTTTTGCTTCATCTGAAAATTGCCCATACTCCAATACAGCACTGGAATATTCTTTTTTTAATGTCTTTAGATCCGATTCCTGCTGTTTGACTTCCCCTGACAGATTGTCAAACGCACTTACAGTTTCTTCTTCTGTGTTTGCAAGTTCTTCTGCTTGCCTTGCAGCTTCTTCGGCTGCCTTGCCCATCTCGTCCAGTGTATTGTTATGTTTTGCAATCTCAAATTCATTTCCCTTAATAGCAGCTTTTAAGCTGTTCATTCTAATCTGCATATTCTGTGCAGCTTCAGAATTTTCACCCTCACTTTGCACAATCTCAGCAAGTTTCTTTTCATATTCCGACAGAATTGTGGAATAACTTTCGTTTACGGTCTTTAATTGTGTGATTTTTGCAGTTAGTCCATCAGCAGAATCGCTCCACTTGTCCATTCCAGCAGTCGCTACTTTGAACTCTGAGTTTGCAAGAGCAATTTGTCGGTTTGCTTCCTGCAAATTGCTTTTCAGTTCCGAAATA